AGCAACGTCCACTGACATATACTTTTTATTGTTAGGATTGGGTGAAAGATATAAAACTGAATTACTTACTTTATCAAACGTAAACAAACTATCATCTTCATCCATATAATCCCAATCTCCTTCCAACAATCTACGTCGTTGTGCATCAGGTAAGGTCTTCAACATCTCAATATAAGATTGAGGTAGATGAGGATTATCTAATGGTAGAGCGGGAATAAACATTCTATTAAGAGGTAATAAACCTTGTTTAAAAGGAATATAAAACTCTTTCTTCAACCATACCTGACCTGGATTACAAGTTAGGAATATTTTTGGTGGTAGTTTATATTTTGATATTTTATAACGAATACGTGATTTAAGAATGTTATAAGCTAATTGACTAATTTGTGCAGCTTCATCAACGAAGACAGCGGTTAACTCCAATCCACCTAAACTGTCAAAATTCGGATCACTAGGTTGAAACTGTAAGTCCTTTAATAATATTTCTGAACCATTTTGAAATTTAAGAATATTTGTTTGTCCGTTAAATTTAAAGTGTTGATTAGTTAATCCCATTCCTTTTAATGTTTCAAACAATGTATTCAATGTTGTATTCTTTAATTGGGATAAAACTGTTCTACCAATCAAACATCTAATACCAGGATATTTTATACACAAGGTTACAATCCATACACAACCTAACCAACTTTTTCCTGAACCTGCTGAACCACCATATAGTATTTCATTGGTATGTTCATCCATTAATACCTTCCAACATTGTCCCTGTTTTTTAGTTAGATTTACATCCATTAGTCAATATTAATATTAATTGATATGGGTTCACCGTTACTTGTAATATCAAGTTTCCTATTCTCTAAACCATATAACTTATTGAGGTCAGAAAGTAATTCTCTCTCAACCTTTTTGTTTCCGTCAGTTCTACATCTGTGTAGTAAGTCAAACATTCTTGCAAGTTGTTGTTCAATAATTTCTTCTGACTTATCTTCATATCTTAACTTCAATCTCATCTTTGCTTCCTTCATTTGATATTCCATTGCTCTTGGACTAATACCAAATTCTTTTGAACCAAAATCTCTCATCTCTTGATAACCTAACTTCTCATATAATAACATTTCATATATACGAGGGAACCTACTTTCATATTCTTCTTCAGACGAAGATGGTCCATTCTTACCCGTTTTATCTATTTCTCTACTATCATCAATACCATCAAATTCAGGTAGGTTTGCTTTAATTTCCTTTTTAACAACTATATCTTCTTTACGTATATATTTACTACCCATTATATATGTACTTTTAATACTTCTGTTATATAATTCTTTAATCTTCTTGCTTGTCCATTTACACAAGACCTACAACCAAAATTAAAATCCTCGTTGAATAATGAATTATATACTTTATTTATAAATTGTCTTTTATCTAAAACTCTATTACCTAATTCAATATACGCCAAAACAATATCATTCTGACTTGGTATATATATTTCTTCTTCTTCAATCAATTCAGGTAACTTAATTGGTTCTTTCTTCTTCTTACAAGAACTGCATCCTTTCTTGGTCTTACCATCGGATTTTTTACTTTCTATTAATTCTTTTAATTCTTTATCCATATTAATTTGTTTTAATTGGTGGAGGTGTTGGTTTTGGTTTGCCACAACCACATCCTTTTCTATTTAACTTTTGCATATACGATAGGTGTTACAGGGTTTATAAAAAAATCATCTATATTATCAAAATCATTTCCACCCAAATTTTTTAATAATTGTTCATTTTGATTTTTCTTATTTAATATATATTCTTCTACATCTTGTTCAGTTGGGATTGTTAAATATTCTTCTATCTTTCCTTTCCTAAAGTCCCTTTCTTTTTGTCTTTTATATCTTCTTGATAATGTACTACTCATCGTTAAATCTTTTAAATGTATTTTGTTTTATTGTTGTTTTGGTTTCATTTACATAACGAGCCACAGAACTTAATGGTATTGTTGTGTCCATCGCAACTTTCTTTAATGAACCAAAAATTAAATATTTCTCAAAAATAATTTTATTAAACCAATTAACCTCCGTCCATTCCATTTCCATAATATCTAACATCCTGTGACTATCAAATATGTTATCGTCTGTTGGTAAATCCATTACCTCATATAATTCATTGTACAATGTACTTTCCTTCCTTACCTTTCTATAAAATGGTGATGTTTTACTATACCAATTTATGGTTAGACATTTAACAATATAATATTTAATGTTGTTATCATCAAGTTTTTTTATGTTTATCTCCTTTTTATCATACAACTGAATTAAAACATCATTTAGTAAATCACCCGACCAACTTGAGTTATTCGTAATTTTATTACAAATTTTCTGTAGTTCTTTATAATTCTTAATTATGTAATTATTTATTTCAGGACTCATTCAATCTTTTCTTACAATCGTGAATTACTTGAGCAACCTCATAAAGTTCTAAATCAATATTAGATTGTAATGTACTATCTAATACTTCTTCAAGAAATGTAATCCTGTTTATGGTTGGGTCAAGTTGATTATCAATGTATAAAAGTAATGTGTCAATTATATTATCACATAATTTAATCTTCCTTTTATCTGTAAATGTTGGGTAAGATGTAGGTATATCTATAAAACCAAGTTCTATATGTTCTCTATTTTCCATAATTATCTTTTATTATTCTCATCACCGTTGCTGGTGATATACCATAAATATCTCCTATCTTGATATAAGTCATTCCAGTTTCTCGTAATTCCAATAATTCATTTCTTTTTAAATATACTGGTGACCTTTCACTCCCCTTATAATTTCCATTATTTTCTTTTTTATATTTTCTAAATGGTTTCTCCCAATTCTTATTCTCATCTTTAAATCCTTCTTTACTCCACACACCATTGTCATTTAATTTCCAACCAAGTACAGTCAGAAATTCTGTTACTTGTTGTTCCTGATATACATCAGCATAAACACCAGGAGTTTGAGGAACCCTTTCACTTCCACCATTCTCCATTTTACGCTCCAAACTTTCCCTTCTTCTATATGTTGCTTCCTTTTCTCTTACACAAGTAATACATTGAAACCTATTTACGTAAAATTGACTTATATCTTTAACCTCATAACAATTCTTACATATCCTCATTAGTTATAAATAGTTTAGTTTTCACCAAAAGACAAAAAAAATCCCAATCAGGAGACGGGAGTAACCTTAATTGGGATTAACTTTAGAAACTTTTACCTTTCCTAAATCAAATATAAATAAACAATATTATTTTTTCAATCGTAAATATGTTATTTTTCTATACTCATCACTACTTTTATAGGCGTGGTATAACTCAAGTAATCTATTAACAGGAATATATATACCATAACCAATATAATTGGTTGAAGTAGTTGGTAATACTTTTCCTTTATTAATATCTAAACTTTCGTGTTTACAATAAATCCATTTCAAAAATTGGGTAGGTAATTCAAATACTAATTCATCTATTGTAATTCTGTACAAATTAGATTTAGAAGTTAAAATTCCACTATTCTTAATTTCACCATTCACTTCTATTTGATATTCAATGAAGAAAGTATATATAGTTGCATCCATTGATTTAAGTTCAACTAAACAAGAAAATAATCTGTTTAAGGATTTAATGGATGATTTTTCTTTTTTGTGCCATATTGTCTTCTCATCTACTTGTAGATTAGTTTGACTCATATCCAAATCATAATCACCATTGTCGTTCATTTCAAGAAATTTCATATTGTTTAATTTTATAGTTTAAAAAAGTTATTACAGACCACTGGTTCCACTTTACCATAAAGTGATAGTATGTGTTGGTCGTTATAAGATAATTGATTTTTGGGTAAGTTCTGTAAGAATACGAGGTATTGTTCCTTACATTCCCTATCCAGTTGTTGAAATTCTCTATAACATAATTCTTTATCTCTCCAAGTTAGTTTAATCATTTTAGTTTTAAATGTTTTAATTTCAAGTAATGACAATATTCAAAATCCACCAGTATACCAGGCTCCAGTATTACTTCTGATTTAATGAAAGCAAGATAGATATAATCCTTTCCTTTGAGTTTAATTTCCCAATTAGAATAATTCATCTTGCGCCATAATACATCTTCTCTTTTTATTATTTCAGTAATCTCACCAGTATACTTCTTACCTTCTATTAGTTTATCAGGTAAAGGTAATAGGTCCAGTTCTTTCCCTTCGGTCAGTTGAGAGTTAATGTTTTTAATCTCTTCAAGTAATTTGTTCTGAACTTTAGTTAAATCGTCCAGCATCGTTTTCTGTTGGTTGTACAATCTACTATGAGCTTGTTCCAACCTTTCCATTCTTTCTTCAATAGTTGCCATAACTTTATTTGTATTTTTTTTATAATGATTAATACATCCTTCAATCCAAATATCTAATTCTTCTTGGTTCATAAATTTAATTTTACCCAGTATATAGTAATATATTAATACCTTTCCCTTTATCTTTATCTTTCTCTTTACCTTTAGTATGTTTTGGTATAGGTAACCTATGGGTGTGGTATAGGTCACCCATTATTATTCCATCGTTTATTTGCTGCTGCTTTACCCTTATCACTTTTCTGATTGTATTTTTCCATTCTGTAAGTTAGATTAGATTTTACTCGTTCACAAGTAATCTTATCACCATCAACAGAAAAACAAATATCAACAACAGATTTAATCACCTCCTCATTAACTTGTAATTGAAATGAGAGTAGTTCAAGGTCGTGGTCAACATAACCCATTCCTTCGTGTAGTAGTTCAACCAGACACCAATAAACACCTACTCCTGTCATTTGATGTTTCATCCTGACCTTAAGTAGTTTCTTATCATCCCTTGAGCGGTAATCGTGAATAAAGTAATTAATCGTTTCCATTTTTATTTAAGAATTTAAATTTAGAGTGTCTTTTTTTAGAGGGAGAAGACCATTCAGGATATTCATAACCATCTCTTCCATTATGGTCATCATCAACGGATTGACGTTCAATATAAAAACATTCATTATCCATTTGACCAATTCTATAAATGTAACCATTCAGTTCAATAGTAATATGACCATCACCATCCTCATCGTGTTCGTATATGTCTTGATGTAGTATTTTCATATTAGTTATTTATTTTCAACCATTTTTTTTGAATGTTCAATCAAATCTTCTAATTGTGATTTAGGTTTTGTAATAACACCTTGGATGGTTTCTTCTTTAACTTCTAATTTGTTTATCATTCGTTGAAATTCACCTTCAATAAATTTAAAATAAGGATTAGTTTTAACATTTTCCAAATGTGTTTCAATCATTGCTGTAATTATTTGTTTTTCCCATTTGGTTAGATATACCGATTTATTTCTTTTCATTTTACTTATTGATTTTATAAATTAGATTTTTAATTGTGTTTATTGTTCTAACTTCATTACTAACTTCTTTTCCATCAGGTATTTTTTTAAGTTCTTCTCTAACAACTGAAAGGAGAGATTTTAATGTGTAATTGACTACAGCCAATTCGTCTTCTGTGAACTTTTCCATATTACTTATTTAATAAATGTTTTTTAATTATATCCATATCTTCATCCGAGACAATCATTTCTACACTTTCATCAATGGGTTTGGTAATAACACCAGTGATGGTTTCTTCTTTTTTAAATTCTTTTTCAATAATAGTTGAGATAATTTTAATTAACTTTTCTGGTGATAGAGATAATACAAGTTCATTTTTCATAGGTATAACTATTGTATTACCTGTTAGAGGGTCTTCAATTGAAAAGGTAGTCATTGTTTCACCTTCTTCAAACATAACTTCTTGTGGTTTTTTCATTTTATTTATTTTTAGGGGTTAGTTTATCTACTAATTCTTCTTTCAATTCATTACCAGTCCATTTATCAAAATTCTTAAGTGCGTCAACGTTGTAATCTCCTGTGAAGATAAACTCGGTTAATACTTTAGATAAACGACATATCTCTTGTATTGAGGGTTTCCTTCCTGTTAATTGAAAGATCTCAATTGAGCGTTGTAATTGTGATTGACGTACAATCAATTCATCTTTGCTTGGGACTTTTACTTCTTGGTTCATATATTATTTTTTATCTTTTTTAAGGTCCAATGACTCTAAAATTATATCTAATTGTTCTAACAACATTGCGTCATTATGTTTTGTTGCTTGTTCTTCGGAATACACTTTCATTTCATATGAGTGTTGTCCTTCGGGGGTGTCAGGATAATCTGACCTTTTAATTTCTGTTTTCATATTATTTATTTAATAATTTATTTTCTTTTAGTATGATTAGTGCTTCTTCAATAAATCCAGTATAAGGAAGATTTTCACCATCTTCACGAGTCCAATCCCATATAAAATCTTGTCCATCTGTATTAAAGAAAAAGTTTAATATAACAGGTCCAAACTTATCCACTTTACCATAATCAATAGTGCCTCTAATTTCACCACTAATCATTTTGATATTATAGATTTTAAGATCTCGTGGTTCCATCCAATAATTGGGTTCAAAATCAATATCCAAATTCATTTCATCACCAAGTAAAAATCTAATGTTCATATTTTTTCTAATGGTCTTATCGGATAATAATTCTCTTTTGTTGTGATAAGTTTCAATCTCTTTAATTTTATTTTGTAATTGAGTGTTAGACATATTAAAAGTTATTTTGGTGGTGTAATTCGTTAATGTTGTCAATAATCTCTTTTTCCAACGACTTTCTATCTTCTAAAGGTTGTAATAAGATATATTCAATAAGGGCTCTTAAATGAAATTCAAATTTAGTTTCTCTATTGTCATAAAAATCACTGACAACAAACTCTAAATCTTGTTCAGGTAGAGCACAAGTAAAATCAAAATCAGTGGGGAAAGATTTATGACTAAACCATTCCACATTAAAATAATTTACCTCATCAAACTTACCAACGTAATAGTTGATCATTCCCTTACCACCATATAGTAGGTGGGTTACTTGTTGTTTCTTTTCCATATGTTTTATTTAATTTTAATTGTGAGGGACAAAAGTAAATCATCCCGTTTATGTTTCCAAATAAAGTTATCCACATTTTGATAGGGTGAATGTTCCATCATCGTTGTAGGTGACGTTTGACCACTTGGTGGTGGGTTTCTTGGTCTTGCCAGACAACTTGTCCACCCATTTTCTAAAGGTCGTAATAACGTCATTAACGTCACCAGAACCATATATGTCCATACATTCTTCTTCCTCACCACTAACCCAATGGTATAGACACCATTGGTCATTAACCTTATACATATAGTAATCGGGTCTAACTTCCATCACGTCCCATTGAGTCCTTTCACCAACGGGTGGGAAGAAAAAACAAGAACAATACTTGACCAAGTCATCATCGGTCATCATTCCGTTCTCCCTTAAATAAGAGGATAAGACAATACCATATCTAACCCATAAGGTAATCTGACTGAAGTAGGTGTCATACATATCATCCATCATCTCATATACCACGTCCTCACCATCTTCCTGAACGACGAGACAATGTTGTCCACGTCCATTACAAGATGATATATCCACCTTAACACCATTATGGTTGAAGGTAATATCAAAATTCATAAACTTATTAATGAAGGGGTTGTATATAATATCAGGGTCAACGGATAATTTAAACATAATCCGTCTGTATTCTTCCAATGATATTAACATTGTAATTTTACCATCCTTATCTACTTGATATAGTTGTTTCATATTTTCATTTGTTTAACATAACTTCTAAAAATATCACATAATTGACCATTAAGAACGGCCAGTTGTTCGTGTAGAATATCATCAGGTTGGTCATTACCATCTTCATCTAATGTATAGGTAAAATCCTTCTTGTAATAAGAACTTTTATGTAATTGGTTGTGTAATTTTTGAGCGGTGGTCATAATACCAGTCAGCTCACGTTTTTCTTTGAGTGTCATTGCCATTTGTATTAACCTCCACGATCATGTCGTGGAGGGGTTGTATTAATAAATATCTACATTCTGACCAAAAGTATATATATGTATATACCCTGTGGAGTATTATTCTGTTATAGATGATATACCAACATAATCATAATCATACTTAATTCCATTGATAGTAATATCAATTTTATCATCAGGTAAATCACCTTCAACATCATCATACCCATCTTCATCATCCACATCAAAATCATCATTCACTTCAATTTCAGCGGAACAATTAATGATGTAATCGTAATAAATTGTAATCTTTTTCATATTCGGTGGTGTATTAAATAATTTCATAATTGTTATACTCTAACAAAATCTCCTCTAACAATGTATGTTCAGTTCTATCAATAAAATTACGTTGTTCCATAATCTTATCTATAGTAGAATAAATCCTAACCTCTAACCAATGTTGTAAATGTAATATTGGTTTGTCTATAGTGTTTAAATCAGTATAGGTATTAACTCTATATTTGTATATTACAAACTTTTCAAAAGGTGAAGGCGTCTTCACAATATTTCTTTCATTACTAACTAATATATCTACTATATAATTTTTATAGTCCTGTATTAATTGTGGTTTGTTGTCCTTGTAATACTTAAGGATGTTGTCTAACTTATTATACTTTTTCATCTGTATTTGTTTTGTTCCCCCCGCTCATCACGGGGGGATGATTAATAATTAAATAGTTTCAATAAAGTTCTCTAATTTAGAATTGGTAACACACTTCAAAAAGTCATTACCCTCTTTAATATCTTTAGAGTATTTCTTTTGAATATAGAACGTTATCCATATATGAAATTCCAAATAGTTACCCATATCGGTATTATTAAAATAACCATATTCGGGTTCCGCTTTCTCCCAATAAGAAGAATAGACATAAGTGTCTTGTTTGTTAGTACTCTTTTCTGTAACAGAAACGATGACACGAAAATCATCTTGTTGTTTATTAATACGAGTGTCAATAAGTTCAATGTTGAACTTGTTTGTAAGTTTTGTAAAACTCTTTAAGGTTGCCATTTGATTTAGTGTTTTATATCCTCCACCACGAGGGGGTTGTTGTCATCATCAAATACTGATGATGTGAATACAAATATAAGAACTAATACTGACACCACCAAACAAAAGACAACTATTTTTATCATTAGTTTTCCACAAGTTATCCACACTCATTCATCCTGAACGACACCCGTCAGGGGGTCGGAAGTAGGGTGTCCTTCACTTCGTTTTGACCTCTACCCCCATCAGGTTGGTACAAAAAGGGGGTTCATATTTGTAGGGGTATAGGATGACAACACCAAATAAAGTTATCAACATATTGTCCCCTCCCTTCGGTCGGTTCAGGGGTTTGCCAGACAACATTGAGTGGGTCAT